CCCGCTGAGACGTTTTCACCCTCCGGATGGGTCCCAACCTTCCTGACCCGCTACGACGCGTTAGACGCCGCCCTGGTGGCAGTGGGGTTCCCTCCGACATCGCCGTGGTGGCGGAACCGGATTGAGGCGTTCCTCCGGTCTGGGAGGCGGAGGTGGGTGCTCCGGGTGGGGCGTCGGGGCGGGAAGTCCTCCACGCTGTCCAGGTTGCTGGTCGCTTGGATCCTCTGGGGGCCGTGGGACATACCGCCCGGCGACACGGCCATGGTGGCCATCGTGTCCGTGGACCGCGAGGAAGCGTCGAAGCGGATGGTCACCATCGAGGCCATCCTTGCGGCTGCGGGCGTCACGTTCGACAAGCGGACCCAGGCCCAGGAGATCCACATCCCCGAGCGCCGGGCGGCCTTCGCGGTCAAAACCTGCTCGCTGACCGGGACCGTCGGATTCACGTCGATCGCCATCTTCTGCGACGAACAGGCCAAGTGGGCGTCGAAGGAAGAAAGCGCAAACCCGGCCGGCGTGGTGATGGCGACCCTTCGGCCGACCATGGCTACCCAGCCTTTCGCCTTTGAAATCGACTGCTCGGCGCCCTGGGGCACGGACGACTACCACGCGAAACTCTGCGCCGAGGGGACGAACGAGACCCAAATCTACGACCACGGCGCCACTTGGGACGCTCACCCGGCGCTCACCGAGTCCCGCACCCACGAGCTCGAACCGGACGAATCCGAGTGGAAACGGGCCTACGCCGCCATCCCGTCGGCGTCCCTGTCGGGCGACTGGTTCGGCGTGTCCCTGGACAGGGCCCTCGAGCTCGACCGGTGCGCCGAGGATGTAACACCGTGGGTCCGTTACACGCTGGCCGTCGAGATTGACTGGTCTCGGGACCACTTGAGCTACGCGGCCGTCTCGTCCCGGGCTGTCCCACCCGACGCGAGGGCCCCCGACCGTCCGCTCAGATTGACGCGAGTCCACGAGGCTAGAATTTGGCCCATCGCCGGCGCTCAGCCGCGCGAGGTTGCGTTTTGGGTCGTCCAACGGGTCTGCGCCCGGTACCAACCCGAAACGCGTCCACGGGTCACCATCGCCGAGGACGAGGGGCATAGCTTCCTCGAGGCGGCGAGAGCAGCCGGCCTGTCCCTGGACATGGCCAAACTGTCCGGCCGGGGGCAGTCGGGCGAAATCGAGCGTTACCGGGCGTTCCGGGTGGCGCTCGGGGACAAATCCGTCCAGCTCCCTGACGAAAGTGGTCTGACCAGTGAGCTTCGGGCCGTCCGGGCTCGGATGACCACGGCGGGCAATGAGATCATCGAGCTCCCGCGCATCAAAAAGCTTGACGGCGGCAAAATGGGCAACGTCTGCCGGGTGCCGTCGCTCGTTCTGGCCGTTTCCGAGGCCCTTTTGCGCTCACCACAGCCGGTGCACGTCGAAAAGTCCGAGCAAAGCGAATCCGAGAGACATCGGGCGGCGGCCGTCAAGGAAATTGTAGACAAGCGGCGCCGGGAGTGGCAAAAAAGTCCCGAGCAAGCGATGCGCCGTAGAATGGCGCTCGTGTCCCGATAGTCGTCCGCCATGACAGGAGATGCCGATGGGTGAACCCGCAAAAGTCGTCAAAATCACGAGTGAAAAGCCGTCCCTCGACAAGCCCCTGTCACTTTTCTACTGGTCCCTGCCGAACGGCCAGTACTTCGGGAACTCGACGAATCGCCTGGCTCAGGTGGGTAACCAGTTTCAAGACGGCCTGCGGACGAGCGGCAAGATCACCGAGATCCTGATGTACCCCGTGAGCGGCGTCGTGATGATCGAGGTGCAGCCCTTCGCGATGACCGGCGTGAACAACCCGAATCAGGAGTTGCCGCCGAAGCAGTACGTCCTCTGCACCGCCGCGAATCACGGCAGCGTGCTCACGGCCGAGAACATCGAGGAGATGAAGAAGCGCGGGGTGATGTGATGCTCCGGATGCTTTCAGACAATTGCCTGATTGCGCTCGAGCCTCCGCCGAACGAAACCGCGTCGGGCATCGCCATCGTCCACAGCCGAGCGCCTGGAGCGAAAGAGCACCGAACGGCTCGCGTGCTTTCGGTCGGCCCCGGTCACTATCCGGGATGCAAGTCATGCGGCGGCGAGCGCGGAACGTTCGTTCCGACGAGTCTCGTGGCCGGCGACCGAATCATGGTCGATGCGATGTGTGGTAACCGGTACGACTTCGATGTCTCGGCCGTGCGCCAGAACGAGCGCGCGGAGTTCGACGCCATGCTCGGTGAGCGTGGTGAGTTCAGGGTGATTCGTGAGGCGGAAGCGCTCTGCGTCGTGGCTGAAGAAGCGCAGGCTGCCGAGTGAGTCTATCGCGGGGTGGACCAGTGGTAGGTCACCGCGTTCATTCCGCGGAATGCGCAGGTTCGATTCCTGCCCCCGCAACTACCCAGGACGGCCCCTGCGCCGTCCCCAACTGCTTCGTCTGCTCCGGCGCGATGCGAGAACGGAGAGCCGTCGATGTTGGATAAGTTCGCCAAGCTTCTCGGCGTCCGTCGCGACCAAGCGGAAGACGCGCTTCAGTCCGAGCGCGCGGCGAAGCTTGTCGTTTCGCGGCGGTCGTTTCTTGGTGTAGGCGCGGCGTTGGCAACGGGGGCACTGTTCTCGTTTCCTGGGGTCGAGGCGGAGGCGCCGCAGATTGTCGCGCCGCAACTGGCCATCGCGTCGAGCGGGCGCGGGCTTGGGTCCACCCTCACGACATTCGACGCTCTACTGAGAGAGCGCTATCTGAACTCCGACCGGATCGAGCCGCTCCTTTACCCGCCCAGTCCGATTCTCGGTATGCTCGAGAAGCCCAAGCGAAAAGAACGGAGGCTTCTGACGTAGCTCCGGCTGCGTCGAGGAATGCCGCGAGGTAAAGCAAAAGCCAAGTTCGCTGATACCATCCACAGCCCGTGGCATTCGCTCCCGTACGAGCAGCGGGCGATGGCGATTCAGTCGCTCGTCAACGGTTACAAGACTGCGCAATCGGGACGCAGGGCCCGCTACATTGCCTCACTTGAATCGTTCGAAAAGCGCATCCTAGGCGGCTACGGCGCTCACGCCTACTGCGAAGTAAAGGACGCCGGCTATGCGCGTGAACGCCTAGGGCTGATTCGCTCCGCCGTTCAGTCAGCCGTCGCAAACGTCTACGCGCCGCAGAAGCCGAAGCCGCAGTTCCAGACGCTCGGCGCCGACTGGGCAACGCGACGACGAGCCGCACGACTCGACAAGTTCTGCGAGGGCGTACTCAACCAGCGACAGGGTCGATGGATCAACGTCTGGGCGATGATGATCGACGCGGGAGTGGAAGCTGCGCTCCAGGGTCAAGCGTGCATCTTCGTCCGTGCCGACCTTGCCAAGAAGCGGATCACCCACGACCTGATTCCGCTGCCGGACTTGTTCACCGACCCCGTCGAGGGGCGTGACCCGAAGAATCTTTTCTGTCGCATGCCGGTCGGCATCGACGAGGCGATCGGAACGTACGGACTGAAGGGCGCCGACGCTCAGGCCGTCGTCAACGCGCCCGCCTACGAGTGGTACGGCAACAGCAAGATCGTCCGCCCGAACGTTACCCGATGCGTCGAGCTGCAACTTGCGTGGCGTCTACCCGTCGGCCCCGACCAGCCCGGCTCGTGGTCTGCCGGCGTCGGCGGCGTGACGGTTGATGGCGGAGACTGGACGGCCCCCGCGTTCCCGTTCGTGTTCCTTCAGTGGGAGCCGTGGCGTGACGGCTTCTGGGCTTCGGGGATTGGCGACGAGGGCGGCGCGCAGGCGTCGGAACTCGACGACCTCGACTTGCGCCTGTACGCGCGGGAGATCATCGCGAGCGGGAAGAAGATCTACTACCAAGAGGGTAGCCTCAAGCCCGATGACCTGATGGTGAACGAGGCGGTGACAGGCGTCGCCATCGAGCGCGGCGCGCCGATCCCGACCGAGACCATCACTCCGCCATTCAACCCAGCCGAGCTCGACTACTTCAAGTACAAGGTCTCGGCCTTCTGGGACGGCATCGGCATCAGCCAAGTCTCCGCCGCCGCCCGACGTGAGCAGGGTGTTCAGTCCGGCGTCGCAATCCGAACGCTCAACGACACGAAGGCCGGCCGTCAGCTACCGAAGGCGCAGCGCTACGAGCAAGCGTTCGTTGACCTCGCGCACCAGTACGTCTGGCGCATGCGCGAACTGATGGAAGACGACCCGGACTACATCTTGACGTGGCCGGGCAAGGGCATCCTTCGCCAGATGAAAGCGTCCGACGCTGACGTGGAAGACGACTCGTTTGCCATCACCGTCGCGCCCGCTTCGGCGTTGCCGCACGACCCCGCCGGCCGTCAGCAGATGATCCAGGACCTGTACCAAGGCGGGCTCATCAGCCAGGAAACGGCGAAGCAGCTCATGGGCTGGCCGGACCTCGACGCCGAGCTCGAGGTCGAGAACGCCGAGACCGAATACATCGACATGCTGATCGAGCGGTACCTCGACGCCGACCGGAAGAAGTGGGGCGCCGGCGACTACCAAGGGCCCGAGGGATTCATCGTGAACAAGGTCGGAGCAATCCGCCGGTTCGCGTCGTCCTACTTCCGCGCACGCATCGACCAAGCGTCGCTCAAGACGGCGAAGGAAAAGCAGAAGGCCGAGTTCTGCATCAAGCTGCTCATCCGCTACATCAAAGAGCTCGACGTGCTGA